TCATGCTCTCCTCAGTTTGTCATACTGCTCTTCGGTGACGTTGACCCACGCGCTGCCTTTTCCCCAGGCGCTGATACAGAGATCGAAGTGAGCGACGTCCTCCGGATTACAGCGCATTACGAAGGTGCGTAGGGAGTCCAAAGATGTGAAGTCGATGAAGCCGCTGACCGGGGTCTTGCAATCGGCCTCGATGAAATGGCATGTCCACCCGCGGGAGTTCTGGAAGTTCATCAATAGGCGTGGCACGCGTCAGTCCTTCTTGCTCCGCAGTTTGGCGAATTGTTCCGTGTTAAGCTCCAGGGTGATCTCGCCGAAGCCGCGCTCCATAATCATCGCGAAGATATTACGATCCTCCAACGTTTTCGGCCCACCGGCGCGTCGCGTGAACTCGACCATCGCCTCATCGCTGTTGAAGAAGGCGAGACGGGGCAACTGGCGCCGTTGGCGGTCGCACTCGAAGAAACATACGTGCCAGCCTTTGCGATAGGTGAACGACATCAGGACGCGGTGGGTTCGCTCGATTGGGGCGGCTTGCTGCATGAGTGAATAGTAGGCGAAGATAAGGCGAAAGCAAAGAGTCTAGTTGTGGATGGAGATTGAACCCCAACGGGTTGTGCTCGGATCGCTAATAGGAAGATACGCGCAACTGGTAGACTGCCCGAATGCCAGAGCAATCGACAATGACGCCTCAGCGAGCACGCAAGGTGTTATGGATTATTTCGGGTATAGTCGCCGCCATAGTGCTCTCCCTGATCGGTTTGCTCATTTATGGGTTGGTGCACCCGGTAAGACATCTGGTCTTACTCATGCTTCTCGGAATTGTTTTCGGACCCGCACTGTTGGCCTTCTTGCTTAGCAAGACAGGATTCAGAGGAATGCTAGAGTCGAGTGCGCCCATAGTTCCTACGTCTATGAGGTCAGCGCTTCGCCATAATCCTGCGATCTTAATCGTGTTCCCGTTGGTCACAATGGCCGTCATCTGGGGTTTGCTTCTTAAAGTGGTAGGGGAGAAGAAGGACGGAGACACGAAGGTGTGGGTAGCGAACCACACAGCGCTGGTCGTTCTCTGGATGATGACACCGCAGGTTGCAGCAGCTTATTTTTGCATTGTTCTCCATGCGAGATACATCGGGATATACATCGCTGCATGCATTGTCTTTATGACCGTAAAGACGGCGGTCGGTGGCTTGACGCTGGAGAATGGCGTGGTCAAGTTCTTCGGCACGTATAAAGCGCACGCATCGCCGATTGTGATACTTACCATCGCCTTAGTGTGTTGCGCATCGTTCGGCGTGCTGCACTTTGCGATCTGGTCGATGTGGCCCAGCGAGTACGTGAACATGAATGGTATCGAGGACGCGCTCTACTTCAGTGTGGTGACGATGGCTACTGTCGGTTATGGGGACATTCTCCCGGTCGGCCATGCCGCCAGATGGCTGTGCGTTTCTGAAATCGTGTCTGGCGTTCTTCTGCTGGTAGTAGGCGTGTCGGCTTCGATGACGATCTGGCTGCAAAAGAATCAACCGTCGTCAGCGAGCGACACGGATTGCCTAAAGGTCCTTGCGCTACAAGGAAGCGAATCCTCAAACCCGATAGAGCCAAGCTAGGCGTCAGGGTTTGTGAATAGCTTCATTTCAGCAGCGCGTCTTGTGACCAACCCAGGCAGCTTCACCCCGCCGCCATAGACCCACACTCCGAACTGACCCGCGGCGCCGGCATAGTTGCCAGCGTTCAATTCCTTCAACAGTGTCGACGTTTGCAGCCGCCCCGCACCCTCGTTATAGGTGAATGACACCAGAGCGTCGTACTGTCCCTGCTTCAAAGGAACAGTCACGAGATGCTCGACAGCGTGCTCGGCGTATGAAGCATCAGCGCGTAGTACCGTGCTTCCCTGCTGCTCATCGATACCAGCAACAAACGGTTTCTCAGATGGTGCTCCACATACCGGACCCTTATGAACCAGATGACCGTAGCCGATTGTTGCGTCGTTGGCCGGACAGTTATAGAGGTGTGACTTGAATCCCTCATCAGTTTTGATGAGGGCCAACCCTGCGTTTGATATCTGCATTATGTCCCCGGATACTTACAACTGATGGTGTTCTCCCAAGTCTGGATGTCGGTGGTAGCCAGATGAGGCGAGAAGATGTAGACAGCGCCGATGTACGAATTTGTGAATTCAGTCGGGCTACCGTTGTTGAAGTTTGAGCCGAGGATGGCGATAGGCTGACCAATTCCCGCTGTAGCGCCGCCCTGGGTGGCATCCACCGTTTTGTTACGTCTGAACGTCGGGGGAGATAAGGTGTAGGTGACGTTGGTTTGGTAAATGTTCCCCGCTGTGCCTATTGCTGTGCCCGAACCAAGCATCGCGGAGTTGGATGAGTCCGCTCCTTGTGCCGCAGAAGAAGTACCTACGAGCCAGTAGGCAAAGACGGTGCTGTTCATGCCCGCAATGATGGTCTGCTTCACATTGGTGGCAACGGGCTTCCACGCCACCATAATGGTGATGTCACTACTGGCTGAGGCGGAGATGGTACCCGCCATCGTGAAATACTGCGAGCTACTTGAGGACAGAAGGACGCCGGGGACGGAGCCGAACACACTAGGCACACACGTAGGGCTGTTGACTGCCGTAAGTGTGTTTGTTCCGAGCCCGCTCGCCCAGGTACTCACCGCCCCACCCGAACAGGGAGCAAGGCTTATCGAGTCCATCCGCAGGACCATGTTGGTGGTTGGCCCATCAGTGCATACTATCGCTGCACTCGTGGCACCGGTGTATCTTCCTGGCGATATGGCCGACTGGACCAATAGAAGAGCTGAGAGAAACAGATTCTTTAACATTATTTGGCTCCTACGTTAAGCGTCATGGCACCGGGTGTGATTGAAGCTGAAGTCTGGTTACAGACCGACCAGTTCAACGTGTTGGCAGATGGCCACGCGGTAAACGCGAGGCCTCCATTTACGCCCCATCCAGTCACCGCATTTGGGTTGGTGGCGAACGCGGTGTCGAATGCCGAGGTGGTTGCGAGACCCGTCATCGTCTTCGTTGCCGCCGTTGTGCATGTGTTCGCCGCGATAGCTGTGGTTGGCAGAGTGACCGTAACGTTGGCGATCACGGTGGGTGTACCGGGGATGCCGAACGCGAGAACCGCCGCCGACGCGGTGCCTGAGTTTGTCACCGTCGGCGTGGCTCCAGGCGATAGAGGAGTGACGATGCCGATGCTTATCGTCGCCGCCGCACCAGCAGTGCCGGTGGTTCCAGTAGTGCCTGTCGCTCCTGCTGCCCCTTGAGGGACTGAGAAGTTGAGGACAGCGGAACTCGATGTGCCTGCATTGGTCACCGTCGCTGAAGATCCAGCCGCGCCGGTCAATACAGAGCCGACACTGATCGTCGCCGCGGTACCTGGGGTCCCAGTCGTGCCGGTTGCTCCCGCCGCTCCTTGCGGAATGGTGAAGTTGAGTACAGCAGCGCTCGTAGTGCCAGCGTTGCTCACAGTCGCCGAAGATCCTGCCGCGCCGGTCGATACTGAACCGACCGCTACCGTAGCGGCAGTACCAGGGGAGCCGGTGGTGCCGGTGGTTCCCTGAGTACCGGTTGCACCAGCAGCTCCGGCAGGGATGCCGAAGTTGAACGTAGCCGCTGAAGTCGATCCAGCATTAGTGACAGTCGGCGCGGCACCGGCAGCGAGTGGTGTAACGGTGCCGATGCTGACAGTTGCCGCTGTACCAGCCGTGCCCGTTGTGCCGGTAGCACCTATAGCCCCAACCGGAATTCCGAAGTTGAATGTAGCAGCAGAAGACGTACCGACATTCGTAACAGTGGGTGTCGCTCCGGAAGCCAAAGGACTCACAGTGCCAACCGCAATGGTGGCAGAAGTACCTTGCGATCCGGTTGTACCGGTCGCGCCAGCCGAGCCTACTTGAGCGAGTAACTGCCAGGCAGCAGAATTGGTTCCTGGAGTTACATTCGTGCTCGTAGCTACCGCAATGTAGGAGGAGCCTGCGATGCTAACTGCATCATCGAGCACGTAGGTGTTGGTGCTTACCCAGGCGCCGCGCCAATTAGTCGAACCACCGGACAGACCCTGCGGACCTGTCGCACCGGCGGCACCAGCGGCTCCAGCCGGAATACCGAAGTTGAAGGTAGCCGCGGAAGACGATCCAACATTAGTGACGGTCGGGATAGCACCGTTGGCAAGCGGGGTCACCGTACCTACAGCTATGGTGGCGGCAGTTCCTGCTAGGCCTGTCGAGCCCTGTGTCCCAGCCGTTCCAGTAGAACCAGCGACGCCCGGAGTACCCTGTGATCCAGTTGCACCAGTATCGCCCTTCGCTCCCTGAAGACCCGTTGCGCCTTGAGCGCCAGCGGGGATACCGAAGTCGAAGATTGCATCAGAGCTTGTGCCCTCATTGGTTACAGTCGGAGTCGATCCGGCCGGAAGCTGCGCTACAGAGCCGACAGCGATAGTCGCACCCGACCCGCTGCCACCCCCGGAGCTGATGACTAGAACGTAGTGACCACCGACACACATATAGAGCTGTCCACCCGCGAAGTTGCGGACATAGAACGATGGACTCACGCATGAGCTTGCAGGCGCAGCAGTGCCGTAAGCAACCTGAATGGGTTCCACGTTGGTGGTCTGCGCGGGAGGAGCATACGCGTCCAGAGCCCAGGTTGCGCCGGTGATGTTCGGCACAGTAGAGAACGTGAACGCTTTCTGCGAAGCCGTATTCGTCACCTGAATCGAATAAAGGATATGAGCCTGCGTGGTCAGAGCAGAGTCGGGAATCTGGCACGTACCTGTTATGGCTCCTGCAACAATCGTGCATGCGAAAGCATCAGGAGAGTTCAGACCGCCGCCGCCTTGATCAAACGCAATCGGGATTCCGGCGAGATTCACAGGAGTAAAGGTCACCGTGCCGACGGCAATGGCCTTGCCACCCATCTTGATGGAGCTTGCGGTGATGGTAGTCAGCGGTGCTTGCGCGCGCGCTGATTCATGTACGCCGAGCACGCACACGAGTGCGATCGCGGCTGCTTTGAGCAATCGGTTCATTTGGAAACTCCGAATCGGTTGTGAAGGACTAGAGGGAAATCGCTGGAGTGGACGTCGAGTGACGATGAGGAACTTGGTGCATGAGAGCCATCTCGGCTCGCTCGCGTAGACGAGTCTGGATCAGCGCATTGAAGGCCGGAAGGTCCGTGGTCATCAGAGCGGTTTCATCATGCGTGAATGAAGCCATCACATGGATGTCAGGGACACGCTTGTAGACGCCAATCAGCTCCTCGCGTGTCAGCGTGGCCTTCCAGGCTGCATAGGTCGCGGTGTCCAGCTTCCCTGCTTTATGCAGCTCCGGATAATGGATCGTAGGATCGGTGCAGAGCTTGGCGTGAATCTCGGCCTTCGTTTCGCCGAACTTCAGTGATGTGGGGCCGTCACACATAGGACATTGCACTTCACCATCAACGTCGACTAATCCTGCCTGCGCCGCCATGTGTGGAGTGATGGCGCCGGGACAGAATTGCTGGTGACAATGATGAAGGTCCGGATGCGTGTGAACGTTGCAGAGCGGAGAGTGGAAGCAGTGGTGCGCGTGCGAGTCGAGAAGTTTATGCACTCGGGGCCACCTTCGACACAACGGTTTGGGTAGCTGAGTCATAGGTGAAGTTACTAATCCCGCCAGCTAGGATCATGTTGTAAGTAGCCGCCGAGACTCCAACCGGGTCGGTCAGTGTGACTCCCTTGATAGCTCCGATGTTGATCAGAGGAACAATCGTGGCGAAGGGATTGGACTGTATGTGCCAGATAGTTCCTTGCGCGTCGCATTCAATGAAGTAAATCATCTAAATCCACCTGTAAACAAGTTCTGCTGTGTTGAGACCGGCGTCGTAAAAAGGTCCGGTACTGTCGGTGACGTACTGGTCGCCTTGATTGTTATTCACTAGCCCGATTCCACCCGGAAAGGGGGCCGCGGCGTGGACACAGAAACTATTCAGTCCTTGGACGCTCTGCGTACCACCACTCGTAGGATCACCAGGAGTTCGGAAGTCCATAAAGGTGGAGGTCGCTGGATACTCAGTATCAAGCTGAACGTTTGGGATTCGTCCTGCAATCGTGGTGATAACGGCAGTCTGCCTGATACCGAGATTCATCGCGCCTTGGACTGGGACACCTGCTGAGCTACCAAGTCCGTGTGTGACGTGACCATTACTGTCGATGATGCCGAAGCCCGCAAGCGTGAGCATGTTGATCGGCGTTCCATCGCCGAAGCACATCGTTCCATCATTGTTAATAGTCAGAATCGGCACGTTGGCCGTTTCATCCCGGACAAGAATAGGCATTAGAAGCTCCCGTAGTTAAGAGTTGCGCTACCGGAGGCCAACGTGCAGGAAAGAGTCATGTGCGTACGGTCACTGCTGTATCCCACGACCAGTCCGGACCCAGCCACTGAAGAGAAGGCGGAGGAAGTTGCGGGTATCGTAACGGTTGCTACGTTGCCAGCGGCGACGCTGATCGAGCCTGTAATCCTTGGCATTGAAGGAGGAGCCGCCGTTGCCTGAGCCAGCATTGTTCCAGCAAGGATGGTGTGGCCATTTACGGAAAGCTTCGACGAGGGTGTAGCAGAACCCAGCTCAGTGTTGCCAGCGTTGTCTATGGCGAATCGTTGACTGCCAGCCGTCGTGTCAGTGATTGTGTACATGATTTACCAGATGGAATAGTTGATGGTGCTAGTCACCGTGTTTCCGGGAGTGAGGAAGGCTACCTGCGTGGTGGTGATGTGGATCGGCGGAATCGTAGAGCTTACCGTTGGCTGTTGAGTGGTACTGATCGTCACGACAGCAGAGAAGGCACCGGGAGCAAAGACTCCTTCATATCCGATCTGTCCACCCGGACCCAGGACTCCAGAACCCAAATCGCCGAACTGATTGATGAACCCGTTTCCCTGTACGGTGAGGGCTTGCCCATTGACGGGCAAGCTCCCCAACCCCATTTGATTGGAATTGTCGACGTAGAGGATGTTGACTCCGGCCGTTTCATCGCGCATCTGAAATGGCATGTTAAACCGCCTGAATCGAGTAACTTCGAGATCCGTTATTAATAAACAAGCGATAACCGGTGGGGATCACGCTGGCGATGGTCGAGGATGGAATTCCGCTGACGTTGGAGGTGTCGTTGGAGGTGTTTGTACTCGTTACATCAGCTCCCCACTGACTAACCGCCACGTAGGGAAGACACTGAACGTATTGCAGAAAGACGTCCGAGGTCTGAGAACCGACAGCCGCGTACACGCACATCGACGCGTAGTTAGCACCAGGAGGAGCAACCCAATCAAACGTCGCTGAAAAAGGCCCACTGGTGCTCAGAGTTCCGCCGGGGAAGAAGTCGAAGGAGTTGCCAGCAGGCACAACGACCTGCGTCTGAGTTGACTGCCAAGCTACGCGCAGAAAGTCACCGCCGCTACCTCCGTTGCTGTAGGCCCGGTAGACCATCCGATACTTGTTACCCGGAGTGACCTGAAACGCTGGGGATAACGCTGCGGCGTCATGCTGCCCATTGCTGTATATGCGCGGTCCGAAGCTATCGACACCGTAAGTGAAGCCACCTAACTGCCATCCCTGCGTCGTGCCCAGAACGAAGTTGCCGTTGGGCACCAGGGACTCGCTTGAAGCCGCGTAGACAATCGGCTGCTTCGCGGTCTGATCAGCACCAGCCTGCGACGGCATCAATCCACTGATGGGCGTGATGAGTGATGCAACCACACCGCCGAGCTGAGCTGACTGCGTTGTGATGTCCGTGAGAGAAACGCCATCGAAGAATGCGTTTCCGCTTACAACACCGCCTCCGACTGAGTTCTGAAGATTCACCGTCAACGTGCAATCTGCGGCGACCTTGAAAGCCAACTGAATCAGCTCCCAAGGAGTGGCGGCTGTAGCCGCAACTTCTATATCCAGAACTCCGGCGTTCGCCACACCAAAGTGCCCGGACGATGTATTCGCGTCAAGCTGAGTCAGACCGCTGCCTGTGGATGTCCGCAGATAAAGACCAGCACCAAATCCGCTTGGGCTACCGGTTGTCATCACATTGCCGTCGGTCATCACCCACGCCTGAAGCAGATAGGTGCGACCAGCTTTCACACTCAGACTAGGACTTGTAGCCGTCTGATTATCGATCACAAGAGACTGTGTTCCCGAATGAAACTCAGCCGTGGATATGTGTAGTGGTCCCGTGCCATTGGTCAGCGACCAGCCCGTCAGACCAGCAGCGAAGTTGCCGTTGGTCAGCATTTCACCCGGTACCGTACCAGCCAACTGTGAGTTAGCGGTGATGACAGGAATCTGCGCACCCAGCGTCCCGAGGAACGATGGAGTGGTGCTGACGATGTAGTGGAGCTGCTGCACCCAGGCGGACGACACGCCGTTAGCGCGGGTCGACCTGATTTGAATGTCATAAGCTGCACCGGCGACGACACCGGAGATCAGCCCAACGTTCAGACTTATGTCAATCGCCGGTGCCGAGATCCAGCTACCCGTACCTGCTGGAGCGTACTGAACTTGAATCTGAACGGTCAAATTGTCCAGCGGCGTATTGAAGGCTACTTGGATCACCGATTCGAGCGAACCGTCCGGCTGCACTATCGCAGTATTAGGACCAGAGGTGAGCACCATGTTTGTTGGTGGCGCCGGTGTCAACGGAGTCTGAGAAGGCAGAGCTGGGACGGCATAGACCGTCAGCTCTTCAATCGTGCTCCACTCATAGATCGACGGGTCCGTCTCATTTACATCGAAGCTGGCGCGGATGCTTTGCGCACCGCTTTCCTGATCTTCGGTGACGCTCAGACTTGCGCCAGATACCTCGAGGATCTTGTTCGACCAGTTGAGATACGGGAAGTTGAAGTCGAAGACGGACTTCGGCTGCATCTTGTACGCAGCGAGGCCCATCTCGAGAGTTCCCATTCCCTGAAAGCGATTCCGCATCAAGGCGATCTTCGCGAGGCGTTGAGCCTGACCTACCGACAACACCGACTGTAGCGACAGCTCTAGCGGGTGTTGATGACCACCGTCAGCGGCGAGCCATTCGTCGGATGGAAATCCGTGAAGGACGTCCTGAGCGTATTGAGGAAAGTTCGTTGGCTGAAAAGCGAAGGAGAAGTTGTCCTGTGCTTGCCCGTTGTAAAAGCCGTTCCGATCGTAGAGGTTTCCCGCGATTGAGAACGGGAAAGAGGGGGCAACGTACGTGCCATTCACACGGTTGACTAGATCAGGAACGGAGCGATAGGGCTTCCACTGAAATGTTGCAGTAAGATCGCTCTCACCAAAGGTGAAAGACGGACCCTGCCAGAAAGCAGGCCAGAGATAATGCTCACCACCGATGAGACTGTATCCACCGCCAGCGCCGGGCATGATTGCAGCCAGAGCATCGCCGGGTGCCATCGAAGTGTCGTAGTGGTAGTTGCAGGTGTAGCGAGATTCAAATCCACCACCGGCACCAACAAACGCTACCTGTTCATCGCAGACATTGGCCGATGCAATCAGGTTCAATTGGTTGACAGTGTTGTCGCCGAGGCCAAACTGCGTGTCGGTGATTATGTCAGCAGCGATCAGCGCCCAGTTGGTGGTGAACTTCGTGGTCTGAGTCCGGGGATCCCAGATGTCGTTTTTACCGTTGACGGTAATCCGCACCTCGGGCTCGCCGGGAAACAGACTTGGATTGTTCTCGCACTTGAGGTAGATGTAGGTGCACCCCGCGACCCAGGGGGAGTTGCCGTTACCATCAGCCGACCAGGTTGGATCGTTGGCAGTGAGACCGCCGATGACGTCGCCTGCGAGCTGGTCGCCGAAGCGAGCCTCAGCGTATACAGCGCCACCAAAGTTGTACTGTACGCCCGACGGGCCAGTATGACTGTTACCGTCCGCCGCGCCGCCGAAGTTGACGCCGTTGCGAGTTACGTTTCCGACGCCGCCAGCCCAGTGAACCTGACGACCGTCGAGGTAGAGATTGACGAGGCTGTCGCATACGTGACCGGCAATTACGATCACATAGTTGAGCTGATCTCGGTGGGAGCCGGTGGTTGACTTGAATATCTGAACGCCACCTACACGCTGTTGACCATAGATAATCTGCCGATTTGCGGCAGCCTGCCGCGTGGTGATGTTCATGCCACGGTTAGAGGTGAGTGCTCCGGCGATCGCGCCAGCTTCCATCGACACACCCGCCATACCAATGGCGAACATCGCCTTCTGGAACGCAGGATTAACGGTGAGCGCCGGGTCAAACATGGCGGTCAGGACTTCAGCTGTGAGCACAGCTCCAATCAGCGCCGCGCCTTCAAGAGCCTTTGACATTTAGACACTCCACGCGCGAACTACATTGGGCCGCCCTTTGAGGTCGGCGATAGGAAGGCGGACTAGTCCTGTTTCAGATACCGAGATGACGTGCATGCCATTCAGGTGAACGACACCGGCGATGAGGGTTCCGGCGTTCTCTATAACTACGAGGTCACCGCGCTTCGCCATCAGAGGATGAGTGTGTTCGGTGAGCCCGTGCTTCGTCGCGCAGTAAGCAGCGGCATCGGCAACAGAGGTTCCACCGGTTACTTTCTGAATGGCACGTAGAGCACCAAGCTGAGTCGAGTACTTGCCTCGGAAGTCATCCGCGATGTCCACATCAGTGAATGACTTGATGGCATCCGCCGCGAACAAACAGCAGTCCCAAACTCCCCACTCGAATGGCTTGGAGGCGCTGTCCTTCAGGAATTGATGAAAGTGACGTTCCCGCCAGTGCTCGTGTTTCGTAAGTGACATGATCAGTTTCCCCAGACGTCTGCTTGGTCGTTCAACGATTCGACCCATCCGAACGCGCTGTCGGTCGGGTGATATAGGCGCTGGTCAGCCGATGTGTATCTGCGATTACTTGCGCGGGAGAGGTCCAGCATCCTCGTCTCGAGAGCGAGTGTGATGGAGATGGTGTCCACACCAACGCTGAAGGTTGGCTGGTCCATGGCACCCTTGAAGAGCTGATAGGGTGAGCCGATGATGGAGCCGTTGGACAGAAGACCAAGCCACAACGTCGCCTGTGCGCCTGGCTCCATGTCGGTCATGCATTCGCCGAGCAGGACAGGATCGATACCGGAGAGGGTGACAGTCGTCCCGTACGCATGGACGTCAGTGCCTTCCTGAATCGTTCCGATCTTGGCGACGGAACCGACGCCTAAGAATGGCTGCGAGTTCCATACAAGAGTGCCGACGCCGGTCCAGACCCACATCATCTGTGACTTGAAACTAAGCTGCGCCATGAAGAACGGGCTTATATTGCCCGTCGCTAGTGCCGCTGCAAGACTTGCATCAAGTTGTCTGCTCATGGGGATTTACCGGAATTCAGTGAACGGGAATGAAAGGTGGGTAAGGTGATCGACGCCGCTGGACCACGTCCCCTTGTTATTGGCTAGGCGGAACAGTCCGACAGGATTGTTAAGCACGATCAGCTCGCCGCTTAGCGGAGGTTCACGCAGAGACGGCCAGATGTTGATCGCGGCTTGTCCTACGTTGTTCGAGATAACAGAGTCGAGAACACGGTGAAGCCGAAACCCCAGCTGGAGATAATCGCCCGGTAGTAGCAGACCGGCTTGGGCGGGTAGCCACCCCGTAGTGTGAAGTACCTGACCGCCAGCGACCATCGCTACTGAGCCATCCACAACGGGGTCACCAATAGCTAAGCCACGGGGAGCTTTCTTCATTGGGTCGCCAAGCTGAAATGCATTGCTCATGCCCTGCATTTGCATGAGGGCGGATAGCCAAGCGTCGGCCTGTAACTGTGTAAGTGGCGGGAGCGTCGCCGTTCCCGACCACATATCAGCACCGGGCCACTGCTGAGTCTGGACCTGACCGGTGAATACCGATGTAACGGTGGCAACAGCCGTAGTGAAGTTCCAGTCGATGGACTGGAGTGCCCCTGCGGCAGCAGGCAGGCCGACGACGCTGACGGTGTTCCCGTTTAGCGAGATGAGTGATATCAAGATGTGCCTTTGGGGTGTAGCGGAGGGGAGTTACTTGCGGCGGCGGGGTTTCTTACGCTTCACGAGCTGGCCGAGTTGGAACAGGTCACGTGCAAGAGACCAGATTCCATAGAACAGACACACTCCAAGCGCGATACAACAGACGTCGACCATGTTGGCTCCAACTAAGAAAAGGTCGCCGCTATAAGGACGCTCATTGTGTTTGTGGTTTACTGGTGTTTGCCGCGTACTTCATCGTCGTGAAGCTGAGTGCGAATCAGAGTGATATCCCGCTCATCAGCAGCTAGACGGTCGGTGATTCCATGTAGAGATTCATCCACGTAGTCTTTGCTGACCACGCTGCGTTTGATTTCCTGCACCGTTGTAGACAGGGTGTCCAGCTTCTCGACGACGGTGGCCTTGAAGGCCACCCACGTGAAGATCGAGAGGAGCATAGTCACGATCATTGGCGCCACAATCGCGATGATTAGTTTTGATCCAGCTTGCTCCCAGACTGATTGTTTAGACACGTGTGATTTCCTCTTGCGTATGCGAATGACTGGGATGGAATTGATCTGGCTCATTTATGATTTCCGCTGCGACGGCGGGGTGCGTCGTCGATCCTGATTCTGCGAGCTGATGGTGCTGGCCGCAATGTGCGGAGCAGCGGCCTGGATACCACGCATTACTTGCACGCGCGTCTGAGCGGGATCGGTTGAACCGCTCGCATCGATGTTGATTACGTGACCGGAGCTGCCGCCGATGTTCAGCTTGTGATTCGGAATGATCGTCCCGCTCGTACCCGGATTGAACAGCTCGGGACCTTGCTCACCTACGATCGCTGGCCCGTTGATGGGACCACCGGACGCGAGGAATGGGATCATGCCGGTGAGGGTAGAGGCGATTGTGCCTATGCCGGAAGAAGGATCACTCGCGATGCCCAGGGCTGTACTCAAACCCGCCTGACCTGTACCTTTGCTGCCGCCTCCGAAAAGCTTGCTGATGAAGCTACCGGCTGAGCCGATTGCGTTACCAACACTCTCTGCGGAACGAGTCCACATAGGATTCGCCTGCGTACCCATCTTTGCGGAGCCGCCGAAGCCGAACATGCCGAGTACTGAACCCTCGGCCTTCTGAAGACCGGTACCTGCTACTGATCGGGCCAGACCTGCACCATAGTTACCGAGTGCTTGACGATTCTGAAGACCTGTCGAGTGTGGTGTGGTCATTATCTTCAACAGAACATCATTGAAGCCATTGATGGCGCTGGCTGTGAATTCACCCATCTGTTTCGCAGCGTCACGAGATGCGATGACGAACTCATTGAGAGCGTCAGTCGCACCTACCAAGCCAGATGAGGCCGCTGGATTCGTGGTCTGCTCGTCCTGGGCTATCTGAAGACCGCGTGATCCATTCAAACCATTAACACGGTTTGTGTTGTCTTGTAGAGCAGCTTTACGTGCAAGTTCGTTGCCGTTGTATTGAGGGTCTTTGGAGATTGCTTCGCGCTGATCTTGAAGATCCTGTAGAGCCTCTTTGTAGTCCGCCGTGTGCGTGGTGGCGAGGACTTGAGCAGCGTTCAGCTGCGTCATCCGTCCAGTTTGAACGGCCATCTGTAGAGACGCTGCCGCAATAGAGTCAGCATTCTGTTTGTTGAGCGCGATGCTCTCACGTAGAGAAGTGATGTAAGCGTTGGCACCATTGCCCTGTTGGCTTAGGCTCTTGCTGTCATCAGAGGAGAGGAAATTCGTCTTGAATTTCTCACGATTATCCTCGCTGAAGATCTTGGCGTTTTCGTCCTCATACGCTTTCCACTTCTGAGCTATCTCACCATCCACCTCCAACATCTTGGTGAACTCTTCAGCAGCTTTCTTGCGTGCTTCGGCGGCTTTGATAGCGGCGGCATGTGAAACTTCGGCAGCTTTGTTCTGCGCGGTGAGCTGACCGTTCTTGTCCTGGGCAGCCTGATCTCCCTGCTGGTCATTGATGACCCCGCGCATACCGAGCAGTATGTTCCTGTTGCCCGCCTGATCGCCACCCATGACTCCATCACCGTCGACCGCGTATTGCGGATTATCGACGAGGAAGAGCTTGTTGGTGACCCACTTTTGGTAGTAGTCCTGCTTGTCTGAAAGAGTCTTTAGAGCTGCCTTTGCTTCAGGGCTCGCAGCGCCATGGTCACGGACGGCAGAGGCGTTCGCGTTGCCCAACCGAGCTATCTCATCCATTCCGTAGTTGGCGGAACCTGTGATGTTACCGGTGCGCGACTGATTGGTGAGGAACCCGCCGAGAGCACTAATCTTGTTCTGCTCTAGGAGAGACTTGAATGCCTTCGCGTCATTCTCCAGAGACTTCGCAAGACCATCGGCCTTGATTCGTGCTTCGTCAAGCTGGATTGCGAGGTTATTCTGTGGTTTGCCTTGGAGTTTGTTGATCGAATTCTGGAGTGTGTCGTTGGCGAGACTGAGCGAGTCCTTGGCTGATGCGGCTGCCAAGTGAAGGGACGCAAATCCCTGCTCAATAGCCTTTGGCATCTTGTTAACTTTGTCGATGAACTCGGCGACCTTCATGCCTGCGTCGACGATCATCGCGCCGAACGCAGCTCCGCCGATGAGCGGAAACGCTGCCTGAAGAACTTTGCCTACGCCGGGGATCGTGGTGATGAAGCGCTCGACCGCACGGGTGTTCCGCGTGAAGTCGCCATTCATTTCCCGAATGGCTGCCGATGACGCTTGCATCGAGGAGACGGTCGAGTGGCCAGCCTGCTTGGTCTTTCCAGCAAACTCGTCAATCTGACGCTGTGCCTGCTTGAGCGCTTCAGTGTAGGTGACAGCGTTCAGACCCAGAACGATATTTACGCCACCCGCTGCATCAACGCTCATTATTAGTTCCCTTTTCGTGCAGCGGCCTGTTCAATTTCTGAGGCCAGTGTTGTGGTGATGGCGGTGGTTACTGCTTCGCGGGATGCTTCCCAAGCCGGTCGGATGAACGGATGCTCGGGGACCTGATCCACTTCCTTACCTGGTCCCTTCGTCTTTCCATTGGCCAGAAGCCTGGATACTCCGCCGCGCACTAAGCGGTGCCCGTACTCAACCCACCGAGCGACGTGAGCAGTGAACTTATCCGGACCAACGGTGGCGGACATGCCGCCGTGGTCGTCACGTCTGATCTTGATGACTATGTCGTTCTTGAGCGCACCATCGGGGAGTGTGCCGCCGGTGCCGTCTTTGATCGGAGCACGCTCGGTGATAGCAGCTTGCTCGATGACCGCACCGGCCTTGAGCGCCTTACGCATGGCTGCGTCGGCGGCTTTGGTTCCGAGGTCGTTCAGCTTTGCCTGCAACTCTGCCAGACCCTGAATCTCGATTGTCAATCCGTCATCTGGCATCACTTCACGACCGTTGCGATTTGTCCGAGGGTTGCGCGTAGGCCTTCGAAGATTGCCTGCCTGCGGTTCTTCGTCATGCGAATGCGTTTGGGCGCGGCGGCTTTCGCCTTGGCCTTCTTAGCCCATTGGCTCGGCATGAAGTCCAGAGCGGAGGTGGGCTTCTCAGCGGTTCGGAATCCCGTGTTGGCGATCCATGATGTGAGTTGGCCGAAGAGGAACTCGGTGGACTCGACGCTGCTTCGGTGTCGCTTCAACATTGCGTCGAGTTGTTTGGGAGTGATCGCGAAGAACTCGTCGGCAGAGAGCCGAAGGTCGACGCGAGCGATCGACCAAAAGTGCAGCCATAGGTCTCTTGGCGGGGCTACTCCGCCAGCGTGGGGTCCGCTTTCACGTCCTCGGGTGACGGGTCAGCGAGAGATGCACCGTATGCCTGTGCGATGCCTTCAAATATCATCCCCAAGTTCTTGATGGTGACGAGAGAGGTGACCTTATCGATCGTGATCTTTGGTTGGTGCGAGAGCAGGGCGGCATAGAGCAGCGGCACTAGACGCAGAGCATCCATCGTGGATAGATCGAGAGCGTGGAGAAGGTTGCATTCGACGCCGATGTCGCGGAGGTTCTTCTGGGCGAGCGAGAGCGCACCGAATGTGAAGCAGAGGAAGTAAGTCTCTTTGCCGAGCTTGATTTCAATCTTGGGGAGCGTGGGATCGATCTCAGGGTTTCCTGCGATCTTTACAGATTTAGCCATCAGAGTGTGTCTCCGTTATATGTGCGTAGTTTGGTTACAAGTAGCGGCCAGAGCGACTGGCCACCCAGAAGAGAGGCCACCCCGTAGGGTGGCCGTGGATGCGGCGGTGTGGAAGGCTTAGCTTCCGGCGGTGAAGACAACCGAGTTGAGGTCGATGCTGAACGTTGCGCTCGAGACCTTGGTCTGACTCAGATCGAACGCTCCGGCCTCGGTCACGATGCCCGACATCTTGTAGAGGTCACCGGTGGTCGTTTGACCAGCCAAAGGGTTGGGCGTCAGCTGGAGCTGGAAATCATAGGCCGCACCGTTCGAGTTGGCCGCGATCAGGGCAAGCTGACCTGCGTTGTTTGAGACCCGGTTGTATGTGCCGGTCAACGAACCGAGGTCGAGCGTGGTACCAAGCTTCTGCACAACCTGACCGCTATCGAAGTTGGTGTTCGTGGTGGTAGCACGTTTGATCGAGGCGAATCTGAAGTCGGACAGCTCGCCGATGGGAACGGCGGTCGCCGCAGGGACGATGCCTGTGATGCCGAGGATCGAGAGGGTGCAGCCTGCGCCGAGAATCTGGCCTTTGCTTGGTACTGGTACGAAGGGCGTGGGCATGGGTGATACTCCTGGGTGTTAGCTGGTGAAGTTGTGTGTGACGTAGAACTCGACCATCGCTCTAAACTCCAGAAGCTCGTGGTCGAAGAAATCGGTTGGCTGAATGAAGCTGATCTTGACGCCGTTCGCGCTGTATTGCGACAGCGCGGCAATGATGGCGTGGCGGAGGGTTACGGCATCGAAGTAGCTGTTGCCCCAGGCGTTCACCTCAACGCGATACCTTTGGGTGCCATACGTATCTTGGGTGGCCTGTGAGCTGCCGCCAATGAAGAGGTAGTGGACCGCAGGGAATGCTGCGTCTTTCGGTAGCGCGGCGGGAAAGATACCGCCGGTAGCGAGCGCAGTGATTGCGGAGGATGACCGTAGCAGGCCGTCAAATATAAGCTCGATCATGGGCTACTCCTCTGCCTCTAATTCGAAGCACATGAAGATTAGCCACTGATTCCCTTGCTTATCGTTAAGGACGGCTTCAATCTCATACGTGTGGGTGACGCCGGTGGTTGGCTCCGTGTAGACGATGCGCTGCTTCGCCGTGAAGATGACGGATGAGGTGTAGCGGATCGTGATGCGATGCGCGACCTTCGACATGAACTCAGCCGTGGAGTAGAGAAGTTGGCTTCCCTGAATGTCGATGGCGGCCCAGCACTTGTAGATCGTGTTCCAATCCGCCGGGAGCGGCTGCTGGAAGGCGTCTAGTTCGGCAGTCCCAAGGTACTGCACCGAAATACGCCTGTTGAGCTTGCCTGCTTGCATCTTCGTCCATCTTTCTTAGCTTCGTGTGCAGCACGACGCGCTTCCGCGCGGCGGTTGACTTCGCCAGCAAATGTGAGCGAAAATATGGGGGAATGAGTAAGCCCGAGGACCGTACAGCCCCCGGGGCAGCGAGCCCTACTTATTCAGTAGAACTCTAGCGAGTACTGCCAAGGCCAATGAGACCGATTATCTCGTTGGCCTTTCCTCTTTAAGAGATTTCATAACTTAGGCAGGTGAACTTCTCAGTGTCGAGCAGGGCTTGCACACCCATCGGGATGTTCTTCAGGTTCAGTTCGGATGATTCCTCGCGATGCGCGTACCAGTGACCGACGAGTAAGAGAATGGCGATCACGACTGTCTGAGGGCAGGTGTTTACGTCGACGCCATCACCGTAGCTGCCGGCTACGAACTTGATCTTCACCGAGCCGGGAATGTACGTCTGGAGCATTGGCCAAAAGAGGCCGGGTGCAGGTAGGATACGTGCCGGCTCCGAGATGATGTCGACCGAGTAGGTAGCAGGGTCAAGAGTTTGAGGTTGGCCAAGTCCATCCACGTAGGTGATGCTTGTGACGCTGACCAGAGTGGGCTTCGGCAGAGATATCGTGAAGTCCGTCCAGTATCCGGTGTCGATATAATCACGCAGATGGCTGCGGCTGACAGTGGTACGGGGAATCACGTAGGGGAAGTTGTCGAGTGACAGCATCCAGGTCTGGTTGAAGAAGGACCTGTTGCAATACTTTTCTGCGTACTGAGTGGCGGCGGTGATTAACGCCTTGATGAGCAGATCGTCTTCCGGATAATCGACACGGAGGTGTGACTTCGCGATCTGGAGCGAGACCGGCTCTGCTGCTGGCGGTACGGTACGGGTGTAGCTCAGCATTGGCGGGGTCTCTCTAAGGTTGGTGGACAGGTGATACAGGTGGGAACGAAGCGGGGCTGACCGAAGCCAGCCCCTTTCCGCACTACTGGACGTGAATTCCGATGACCGGAGCGATTCCAGCGTTCGTTACAACTCCACCAACGCGAGCGAAACCGACGAAGCCGGTTTCAAATCCTGCGCTGTACAGCTCGTTCATCCGGAGGATTCCGAGACCAGGATTCTGCTGCCGGAAGGTGTAACCCTCACGGAAGTCGCCAAAGAGAATCGGCACGTTGCCAGTCGCCACGACGGGAAGCTGAGTGACGATCTTCACCGGGCGACCAAGGATGGTGCCAACGAAGCCGCTCGCAGCCGAACCGTAGTCAGGCAGGAACAGAGGACGACCAGCGGTGTCGGTGAGCCCAATGACATAACCCAGGGTGGCGTTCGACATTGCCCAGACAGCGTTCGTCTGATAGGCCGGATCGAGAGTACCGATCGCGGTCGCAAAGTCCACATAGCCGACCTTGTTGATGACGGCGGAATTGAAGCCAGTAGCGTAACCAGCTGTCAGCGATGCAACCGAACCAGCGTTACCGGCGCAAATCAGGCTGGACGCGCCGCGGAAGAACCGCTTCGCAAACTTGTCGCGAATGAAAGCCTCAACGTCGAAGCCGGCATCGGTCAGAAGGCCGTTGTCGATCTTGATCACGCCGGTGGTGAAATTGTCGACCTGGAGAGTGACGCCAGAGAGAGTCGGGTCAGTTTCTACCGCGCTCGTCCCGACAGTCACAGCCGCCAGACCATTGGTCGTGTCATTGTCCAGAACCATCTTGATTGGGTTGCCGTGGTCAGTCTTCAGCAGGTTCACCAGGTCGTAGATCTGGCCGTAGGACTTCTGGGCCTCGATGACCTGGGGGTTGAACATCTGGGGAATTGCCACGCCGGAGTTCGCGGTCGTAAGATCACGAGATTCCACCCGGCCGGTGGAGAGATAGCTGCGGAACGAAGCCTTCACACGAGCATCGCGTACTTCCACGCGCTCGGCAGGGTCATTCGACTCACCGGGGATGGGACGCGGCTGATTCACAGCACTGCGCTGCTCGGCATTGTAGCTCTCGACGGCCTGAAGACGGACTATGTCCGAATCCACAACTGCCACATCAGCCAGCATGGTGTCGAACGTGCTGCGCTGCTCGGCTGTTACTTCGGTGCCCGCGACGATGGCCGTTGCATCGGTCATCAACTTGTTACGTTTTTCCTGCAAATCCTTGAGAATCATTGGTGTTTTCCTTTGGGGGTTATTGCCGGACAGTCATGCGGCGGGCAGGGCTTCTCGGTAGCAAGCGGAGGTGTGCGATTGAACGCAGCCGACTGAGCGGCACATCCTACCTGCGTGGTGCATTGAACTTGTGGGTTGGGTTACTTCTTGGCGAGTAGAGCTAACTGCATGCTCATCCGGCGGCGTTCAGAGTCGGTGATCGACTTGGAACGCTGGTTGAAACAGGAACACTGCTCGTCCGTGCAATCACCGGCAGAGCAGATGTTGCATGCGCCGGATCTGCACTGTGCGCAGGGACAGGCGCAAGCTAAATCGGAGTCGAGGTCATCATCGGTTCCGTCTGGAGAATCGGCTCCGTCGGTGACTTCTGCATCACGCTTGGTGATCTTCGAACGTAGCTCCTTCGGCATGGATGCCGGGAGGCTGCGCGCCTGGGAGGTTGTTGCGGAGTAAGCCGGGTATGTGACTGGCGAGACGTCCAGAAGCTCTTCGAACTCCAGAATGCGGCGGGTAACTGTACCGTCGGGGTTCTCCGTCCACTGATCACGCTTGCAAATGAATCCAAACGAACTCTGAGTCACATCCTTCCGGCGCATAGAAACGATCAGGTCGCGAGCGATCTGTGTGTCGGGCGGATCAATGACATATGCCAGGCCGCGGGCGTCGACGGTCAGGTGCAGAGTGTTGGCCGTTGTGCGGCCAAGCACGCAATCAGAGTTGTGATTCCAGAGGGCGCGACAATCAGGCTGGTTGGCCATGACGGTGTCGAACGCTTTAGGATCGATGACTTCATTGAAGTAGCCGAGATCATCCGACTTCGTTTCGAAGAGTGCAGCGTAACCCGAAATACTGGGTGTCTCACCCTCTTTTGACACGCGGAACTCTGCTACTACGTTGCGTCGTTCGACGACTGGCTTGGACGGCTTAGGCATGGATGTCCTTTAGTGCGATGGCTGCACCGGCTTCGCGGAAGATGCCGAGGTGGATGGCACGTATTGCTTTGCTGAGTTCGGCGCCGGCGCTGGTGTCGCGAGTCTCCGCGGTCCAGTCAGCTGCTCTGGTGGCGGCCGCTTTGAGGTATTCGCGGGTCGTCTTATCCGATGGCTTCCATTCATCTCCGAGGCTGAACTGGGTACGAGCCTCAGCTTCGACTATGGACGCGATGGACTCGAGAACCGGAGTGAAGATCGGAGTGATAGTCTCCACATCGCGCTTGCTGCGCGTCGTTACCCGGCCGACAGCATCCTTGAAGATGCTGTTGAACGCGGAAATGTACGAATCGAAGAGCGAACGCTGTGCCGGTGTTGGATCAACAGGGGTCGCTGGCGTCGGCGCTGGCTCGTCTGCGGTCTTGAGCATATTCGCCGCGTTCTGCATGTTGACCGGAGCCCACAGCAAATCGCCTTCTGGGCCGATGGGATTTTCACCAAGCTTAGCTAAAATCGTGTTGGTTGAGTAGAACCCCCACTGCTTTCCAACTGCGAAGCCCGCCATCGTAGATGCGAAGTCTCCTCTGAGAATTTCCTCAATGTCAAACTCCACGAAGAGTGATCCATCAGCCGGCAGTAGCTTCCGGGCAATCTCTTTTTCAATCCGCACCATATACGGACGGAGAGCCTGGATGAGTTGAAGAGCCTGCTGCTCGTGATTCGCATTCGAGAGTCTGGCCGTGTCGCCAAGCATCGAAGGCGCCAATCGGAAGAGGGCTGCAATGTCAGTGCGGGTGAGCTGCTTCGTTTGAAGGAACTGGCTGTCCTCTGGCGATAAAGAAAGCTGCGTGTATTTCCAGTCTTGAGGAAGTACGCCTACTCGCCCTTGATTCTCACCGGAATTGGCATCTTCCCAGAACTTACGGAAGTTGATGAGCTCTTTCTCGTCAACAGTGTTTACTGGGGTGAGAAGACCAGATGGTCTTGAGCCGCCGCCGAAGAAGTTGGCTCCGAAGCGTTCCGTAGCGCGCGCCAGCCCGATAGTCTGTCGTGCTTGCTGAATAGGAGATAGTCCACGTAAGCCGTCCCAAGAGAAAAGCGGGAAGTGCAACATGTCGGCCGCGGCGATTATGCGTGACTGGCCGCTGGCCATTCCGACAGTCGTCTTATAGGCCAGTTTGCCGTTGGGGAGTCGCACCGGCTCGGTCTGGAGAGGACTGAGTGGATAGAGTCCAACGGGCTTAGAAGATGCATTGCGCAGTATCTCGCAGTAGCTGTTGCCAGTGAGAGCCATGCAGCCGGCCAGCGATTCCCACATGACTGGAGCCGACATCTCATCGTTGGGACTCAGACTCAGGATGCGATGGATGGGGTCTTCAGTTGCCTCCTGACGGCCCTTGGGAAGCCGTTTGTAGGTGCGGATAGTCAGTGAACCGATAGACTCAGCAATGATCCGAACCGCGGTGTACACACTTACATGCTGGAGGGCCAGTGCTTCGTTGATGAGTTCGCCGCTGGAGGTACGGTGAGTATTGGTCAGCGCCGCCCAGGCCGCTGCAAAGAGTCCACCTGCATTGACACTGTTATCTCGCTTCTCAGCGGGTACGGTCGACGCGGTTTCGCCGCTGAGATTGAGGGAGATCAAAGGCATTAAGATCCGTTATTAAAGGAAAAAGGGTTGGAATGAAGACTGTTTTGGTTTGATTGGGACGACCATTGCTCGCGACAGTGCGTCGAGGATCGCCGATATGCCGTCTATTTTCTCGGTCGACTTGGCTTTGTCAGGTTTGAGAAGGCCGCTCGCTCCCACACGAACGATAAGGTTGCTTGCCATCCAACGAAGGACGGGGTTGTTCCCGTGCATGATCTCGTTCCGAAGGACCAGCTCGAGCAGGCGCTTGCACGGAGGAGTCATTGCGACTTCCCCTTGGTTGATGTTCACCGCCGTTAGGCCATCGCTTTCCAGCTGCGGAATGATATCCGCTGCGAAAGCACGGTCGAAGCACACCTCTACGATCTGGTATTCACCCGAAAGTTCTTTGATCTTCTCTCGAATGAACTGCGTGTCGATTACGTTGCCTGGCGTGAGATTGAATAGGCCTTGCCGCTCCCATACATCGTAGGGGACACGATCGCGCTTCACGCGCTTCTGGATATTCCCTTCGGGCAAGAAGAAGTACGGAAGTATCGCCCATTTCTTGCGCACACCATACGGCGGGAACAGCAGCACAAATGCAGAAGTATCCGTTGTCGAACTGAGATCGAGGCCTCCAAAACATGGCTGACCCTTCAGTGCTTCCGCATCGATGGGTTCTGCGCAGTTGTCCCAATCCTTCATCGGAAGGAATGCACTAACAGAGTCTGTCCAGACGTTGAGTCTGTAACGAAGGAATGCGTTGAGGCTCGCCGGATCGGAACTTGCCTTGAGGGCCTGTTCGCGCATATCGCTTATCTTTACTAATGACCCGAGTGCAGGGTTGGCTTTGATCCACACCGACTCATCTTCGTAGTTGTCTTCATCGTCGATACAGGCAATGAAGGAAAACCACGAATCGTCGGGGATGATTCCCTGTAGAACCTTGAGCGAGTATTCCCGAGTCTGCCAACAAATTGAGTTGCGGTCATAGCCGGCAGTCGTGAGAGCAAATAGTCGGGAGTTGTCCCGTTTGCCTAATGCCATCACCATTGCATCCCACACCCCACGGTGTGGATGCATGTGCAATTCTTCAATGACTACAAAAGAAGGTCGCTTACCCTGAAGATTGCGTTCCTGTGCAGATAGAGGCTCAAACTTGGATGCCAGCGAAGGAATGTGTAGGTTGTTCTTATGCTGGACAACCAGATTCCTTAGCTCCGGCTGCAACTCCACCATCTTCGCAGTGGTATCCCACACGATACGTGCGGTTTCTCTGTCTGTACCCGCGCTGTAAACCTCTGTTGCATATGGGCCGGTAACAAGCTCCATCTCGCAAAGGCCGCTTAGTAGAGCAGATTTGCCATTGCCTCGAGCCAGCTCGACGTAGGCGATCTTGTAGCGCCTGAATCCTGTCTCTTCCCATTCCCATCCGTAAAAGATGGCTAGCAATGCTCTTTGAAACGGAAGCGTATGAATAGGTTCGCCAGCATGGCCATCATCGGTCTGGACTACAAACTCATCAAAGTAATCGAGAACAAGTTGTGCTTTTTCCTCATTGAACCGAAGGCCACGTAAATGGCCTTCTTTGAGGTCGTCTACATGACGTTGTAGTTGTAGCTTCACCCATTTTGACGTAACGATTCGCCCAGAAAGAACGTCTCTAATGTACTGTTCGGCGACCTTCATTGATGGACGTAACCTTTGACATATGCCGGTCCAACGCTGACTGAGGAGCCGTTTCACCGACGGAAAGTCGTGATCTGGAGCTAGGATCGAATCCGAAGAGAGCTGATGCACGTAGCATCGATGCGAGAGAATCCTTCGCGATGGTGGTAGCGGGATGACGCTTGATCTTGTGGCTCACGACTTCGCCGGCTTTGTTCACGACTGGCTCGTTGACGGTCTGACCCTCAGCTGTGACGATCTCTTCTGCTGATCTCCATCGCGCATAAGACAAGCAATATGCAGCTAGTGATGCGGAGTCGACTCCACGCAACATATCGAGGGCGGACAGGTCAGCAACAACACGCTTCCACTCTGCCTTCGCGACGTCAGTGATCCATACAGGACAAACTGGTGTGCCACCGAACTTGGGTTCGTTCTTGTTGATCTTTCTTTTGCCTGCATTGCCGCCGAGGTTCTTTAAGGCTGACGGTTTTGGGGCGGGTCCGGGCATAATGGAGTCGATCTGGAACGAAAACGGGACGGAATGTAAATTCTTAACCTGCGGGTAGACGCGTGTGACCCACCGTGGTCTCACGCTATGTCATTGAAAACAAAGGAACACCCCCATCCCCTGTCTAATGTCGTATAGCGCACGGTATGAAAATGTATATGTAACATAGGAAGTTACATATAGTTCATCCAGTCTATTCGAGCGGCGGATAGGTCGGGTCATCGGTAACGGTGTCGTCAACGGAGACGGTAACGACCTTTGCATTCTCTGAGAGATAGACCCTGGTGTTGTCCTTCTTACTGCCCTTTGCTTGTATGTGAGCGACTACAACGGGAACGATGCGCGTGTAGTGATCGACGATGACATAGAACTCGCAGATGTAGTCAGCACGTCCGCAGCCAGTCTTACTGGCTTTGCATTGACATCGGGTCGGCTCATGCTGCTGTACACGGATACGGCTGAGGACGTTGTAGACCTTTCCAGAGTTCTTTGCTGTGACGGTAGTAGGAACCTGTAAGAAGACTTCAGCACCGTCGACTACCTGATAGACATCTCTCACTGTTGTTCCTTATAGGGTGACTTACTGGCCGATGGCAGTCAGCGCTGAGTGGCAGCGCTTACATAGGCTGATGAGGTTGGTGAGGATCAACCGTAGATGTGGATGAGTGCTGACCTTGAGCACATGATGGACATCTACAGCGGGTGTTACTATGTCGGCCGCCAGGCAATGCTGGCAGATGAACATATCTCGCTTGAGTGCAAGTGATCTTACCTTGCGCCAGGCAGCGTCATATCCACGGCTGGCAGCGGTGCCACGATACAGTGGGTCGTTCTTATGCTGCTGGTGTGCTTCACAGTAGCGTTGGTCACTGACGAGGTTGGGACACGGCTGATATGCGCATGGTCCCTTTGCTGCAAGCGGCATCTGAAATCGGCTCGTTTCGCACAGGCACTGAGATATAAAGGTAGACTGGAGGCATCATGCAAACGAGCATCAGGGCTATTGATCAACGAGGTTGGGACTATGACTTCGCCTCATTTGAAGAGAATGTGTGTATCCCGTCAGTCGGTGATGAAGTTATTTATGCGCATGGTACGGGAGCCGTCGAGTCAAGGACATTTGAGTATTCAGAGCCTGGTGTTGTTCCCGCTAGACTCTGCGTCGTCCTCAAGATCAGATTGAAGGAAGAACCCGCCCGGAATATCAAGGTTGGTTTCGCCGGTTAAACTACAAGCCGCTTGGAGCGTTACGCTCTGAGCGGCTGATTGATATTTGTATGGGTTCCCACCAGATTCATCCGCAGCCCTCAGTGGGTGATGTCGTCGCGAACTTGCTAGACCATGCTCTAGGCGGACCGTCTTCGATATTTAGTCGTGCCACTGGAGGTCTACTGTTACTTCTGAATAGACCTTCTCAACGAGAGGGACGAATGTGTTTTTGAAGTAGCCGAAGAACGCCTCAGCGTCAGCCAGGGCCTTTGCGTCCACAGTCAGGTCGAAACCCTTATCTGCTACTACGGTCGAGGTATCTGCGATGACAGTCTCGGCCTGTTTGATCATGTTGAGGACGGCTGTCTTGATGGCCGGCTGGTTTTGAATGGCAGATGCCAGTACCTTCTCTGCCTTCACGAGAAACTCAATGGGGTACTCGACAGCTTTTGCAACATCTTCAGCTGCTACCTTGAGTCCGTGTCCGATTGCTTCGATTGGATTGCTCATATGTGTCTTATTCCCTGGCGCCGCGGCTGTTGGCCGGGCTGCTGAATGTGTGTTGAATTTCTACCATGACCGGTCTAACGTATTGGGATGAGCGACTATCGTTTCTGGATCGTATTTGCAGCGGCGTGGTCTGGCGTATTCGGCTACTTTATCGGGAGATTAATCGAACGTAGTTCACAGGAGAAGCTCCGTGAAAACGCTATGCCAGATCGATCGCTTCCGATGATTTCTTCGGGGAAAGCCCAATACGAGTACGGCCGACTTATCGCCACAGTGCAGTTTTTGGATAACTCTTTTGATCAACTATCAAAAAGGGTAGACAAGTTGGAATCGGAGCGTGAATCTGGCGCTGCTTGATATGGGATTCCAGGATGCCTCTCTATTTGGGAGAAGGTGGGGACCGTCACGCTAATGTGTGAAACATCGCGGAGAGGATGTCTCTGGAGTTGGCGACTTATTTAGGACCATTTATCGCGGTCGCATGGCCGCGCCGGGCCGGGGTCAATCTTGGTGTCTACTTACTAATGCCTTTGAAGGGGCATTTCGTAACGCTGTCTTGCGAAATCGTGACAGTCTATTTCTGAGGGCTGCGCTGCTGATGTTCAACTGGCCGGCGATCTCGACCAGACTGTGACCCTGTAGCAGCTTGTCCGCCACTATGCGAATGCCATTAGGCAATCTGGATGTGTCCACGTATCCATCGTCAGTTGGGCTCTGACCAGCATCTTCATCGAAGACCTGGGTGTGATCCGATGATGTGCGATAGGCGTCCAATCGCGTCCGCCTAATTATCGAGTTCACCCATTTGCTGAACCCAGTGGCATCTGATCGAACGAATGTCTCCAGTTTGTCCAGGACGACGATGCAGACGTTCTGAGCCACATCTTCATCCCGTGTCAGTCGCAGAGCCTCTGATCTGACACCTGCGACCAGCCCGTCCGGAGACGGTACTGATCGAGGCGAAGCCCAGTATTCGGCGTAGAGCGTATCGAGTGTCTCAGCTGACATCTGAGTCCCCCGCTTTCAGTTCAGGCTTCATCTGCTTGAGAAGGTCTCTGAGTTCCCGGACAATCTTTAGCGTCTCGACTTCGATAGGATTTGGAGTCGGCACGCGCGGCGCGAATGGATTAGCACCAGACCACACCTTGATCGGACCCCCCTTCAACAGCTTCATGAAATGTTTCAACGTTTTCTCCTGCTCTACCTCAGTGAGATCCAGTCTCTTGACTGCCTCGTTGGCAGACGCCAGGTCGGTAATACTCATCGCAAAGTGAGGCTGAATTGGGTTAGCCAAGGAACACCACCAGATTCCGTTCGGCCATCGCGGCGAACCGTTCATGGCTCACAATGGTCACTGGAAACCGGAACGCATAGCTATCACGTATCGCTTCTGCCAATGGTGACTTGCAGAGGCAGCCGTCCATCATCGCCAAACCTGGACGAAGTGAAGGAGCTGATTTGAGTGCCGAGCGACTCTGAATTACAACGCGTTCCTGCTTATCAATTACTGGATCGACACCGAGCATGGGTCCACTTTCGTAGTTAACGGGTAGGGCCGCCCTATGAGGGGTCGGCCATGTTTGGGAAAGGGAGTGTTGCGGAGGGTGTTACTTTTTCGAGGGTGTGGTGGAGATCGTATTAATTAATGCGCGGGTGACGGCTGGGGGATGCAGGCAATACGAGATGGACGAGGTAGAAGATTACCTCGGCGAGCACTACACCGATTCCGGTAACGATCGTTCCGGCTCCGACCATGGCGAGTAGTTTGACGATAATGAGTGGTGTGTCCATTACGCCGCCGCCGATCCGATGCCGAGATATTTCTCGATTTTGCTCTTGACTAGTTGCTGTGATGAGCGACCTAGAACCTTTGCTATTTTGTAGAATGACACGCCAGCGATGTGCATTTTAACCATCTTCGTCAGTTCAGCACGACTGACTGGGCGCGACGGTCTAGGATTGCGACAATAACGGTCTTTCTTGACGGCGTCTTCACTGTTGGACTTCTTCGTTCCGAGAAAACAGTGCTCGATAACGTTGACGCAACTTGGATTGTCACAACGATGACATACACACATGCCATCAGGGATATCTCCGATAATCATCGTCCACGCATATCGATACGCCAAAACTGACCGACCACCGGAGGTGTAGATCCCGCGTCCGTTGCTGGCCTTCCCACCCATCCACTCGTAACACCCTGTTACTGGATCAACTTTGATGTTCTCCAAAAATACTTCAATTTCTTCTGATTCGCTCTTTCGCCGTCCCATACAGCCTCCAGATGGTAGAGTATAATTCGGCCATCTATTAGGTATTAATATAGGGCAGACGTCGATTTCGAATCATGGGGAGCCCCACTTAGTTGAAATCAAAGTACGAGGCCCGCTATACGGCGGGTCTTCATTCTAAGTAGGGGAGCTTCTATGCGCGTAGCTTCTCGAGCAGTTTGCTCTTTGTCGCCGCGTCCGTGTCATTGACAACCGCGCGGGTGATGTGCTCGGTGTAGAGGAGGCAGGCTGTAACGAAGTGAGCCATAGAGCAGCCTTTGAGCAGTGGGGACTCCGCCATGTCTTGAATGGCCATGAATACTCGTACTACGTCGCCATTCTCATCCTTGTCCGGGGAGACGTTCCAGATTTCCCGGATGGTTCCGAAAGGTACCCGATCGATGTCGAACTCGGCGTACAGGTCTTCGAGTTCTCTCTTTTTCTCCGTGGATGGCATCTGTACGATCTTGCTCTTGCTCATATATCCTCCGAGGTTCTTATGCGGCTGCTTGACGATTCTGTTTGTGAATGTAGGCGATTGTTGAAGGAAGCAAGCCTGTACGGGCAGCTATCACGAAATGGCAGGTATTACGTTTCAGGAGTGAATTGATAAGTGGCATCCATTTGGTTGCCATGACGCCACGTGCGACATGGCGAAATACTGCATCGACCAGGATCTTAGGAAGGCGTACTCTTTGGCCAATCGTAGCTGACGACTCCCCGTGGAGCCTCCAAGTGAATATCTGGTTGGAACGATCTACGTCGAGGGCAAGCTTGGCTGCAATATCGTCATTGAATCTCAGGGAGTTTCCCTTCTTGACGTGACCACATGAGGTAGTTCTGTTCTTTGGATCGGTTGACCGTATCTTGTCGAGGCGTACAACTGTCTGGTTGCCGCAGTCACATTCGCAGCAAACAAGTTGACGTCTGCTTTTATCGCGCCCCAGCGCGCCCAGGATTGTGAGATGTCCATGCTTATCTCCAACCTTCCACTTAGCGAGACGCCGGTCAGGGAGACCGGCAGCCTTTCGGCCTCTCGGCTTCCGCTTGGTGACACGATGCTCCACGAGTTCTAAGGTACTTCTACCAGACTGACCCTGATGCCCCGAGATATCGATTAGCTTTCCCATAGTCCTTCAGTTCCAATTCCCTAACCACAATGCGCCACGAGTTCTAAGGTACTTCTGCTATTGCGTCCACCAAAGAATGTGTGTTACGCCGAGCTCGTAATCTGAACCCAAGACTCCTGATTCAATCTCCTGAGTGCTCCTGAGTGGGAATCCGGCCTCTAGCCGGTTCCCCGCTCGGAAACCAATCCCTGATTGCGGCTGGGGGTAATTAGTATGCCGTTTCCCATACCATTTTCCATATATTTGCCTCGATCGGTTGACTCAGCACGATCGGTATTCAATGTAAGCTATTGACTAGACTAGACATAGGTCAATCTGAAGTTTTCTGTTGGATCATCAAATTAAAAGTGGGGGGACTCGCCCGAGCGATCCCCGCTCTCATACTCAAAAGTCAAAGCGTCTTGTCCTGGTCGGGTCGGATATGAGCCTGGCGGTTGAGATTGACCAGGAGTTCAACCCTGCACGTATTTCCCAGATCAAGGGACAGTGCCAGGGCTGGAGGTCACGAGACTACCAGGATGGGGATCGCTTGGAGCGAGTCCCCCCTTCTTCAATGCAAGTCTCAGATCTCTTCAGTTGGTGCTGGGTCAACTGGCACAGGTGTGAGTTCGTTGCATGGCGACTCACTTAGGATCTCCACAATCTGCGGATATCCAGGTTCTGAGTTAAATCTGACGAGGTAACAGTGGTGTCTGTGCAGACAGCTGATCACTGCCTCAGAGCCATAAGCCCGGGCTTTGAATGTGAACGCCCCAAGCGACTGATCGAACACGTCAAATGTCACACTGTGATGGATCTTGCCGATCCGCTGTGAGCGGTAAACGTGAATTGTGACCGAGTCACCTGAGGCTGGGTACAGAGATGAGGATCCACCCTTAATCTTAGATTTACCAACTTTGCCGCTTCGAAAACCTCGATCGGTCTTCGATGGCGACTTGCCGGCCGCTTTAGCTGCCTTGTCCACGCTCTTCAGTATTCGGGTCTTCTTACCCCTCACCCAACCGAGATCGACCCGAACCGAGACTTTTGAAGAAACCGTGATGTAACGCTTCCATAGGTCCACGTTTTCGATTGGTTTTCCATCCCGATTGCACCACCTTTGCTTCCGCCAGGTTTCTGGTCGCTTATGGTGGTCGTATACATACTTGGAGTCAGTGAACAACTGCACCCGCTGCACACCTAGCGCGCGTCCCTGTTCCGCTATCCACTCGAACGCGTGAATGCAGGCGGAAAGCTCCATGCGGTTGATAGATGATTCGAGGTACCCGACCGAGAACATCAGCGACTCATCCGGCAATCCTGAAGCGTCAGGATATCTCGCTACGCACGCATAACCACCGGCCCCACCTGGATTCTTGTAGGAATTGCCATCAACGTATAGGTGGAGCGCATGCGGATCTTCCTGCAATGATCCCCCGTAGAGCTGCAACTCGATATTGTATCGTCCGCTACTCGCCAGGTTCTCCGCGGCTGGACGCGATTCTGCCTAACCGGTCAGTGAACAGCTTGTAAGGGGAGGCCAGACTACAAGGGTGGACCGCATGACAACGTGTGAGGCAGTAGGAGTCTTCCAGCCATAAGTACACCGGCGTCCACGCATAAGTAGTGAGGCTGAAAAGCTGGGATTTGGGTTGTCCACGCATGAGTACATAGGTTTTCCACGCATAAGTAGAAAGCTAACCGCGCGTATGTCATTGGTAAATAAGGTATGTAGCTTTTCGCTGGCCGGCTATCGACACACATCCTTTGGTGGGGGTCAGCAGATAGACAGAATAGACGAAGAGGAACAGATAGCCATGAGCAAGATTAAGAAAGCCTGCCGCACATACCCGAACGTCCATGATGATTCAGTTCCCTTCTCCGTCGCTGAGCGGATCGAGCGTCACCGGGGATTGCTGGCCGTCGACGAACTCTCTCCTTTGCTTGGCATGTCTCCCAAGACCATTTACGCCTGGGTGGCCGCGGGAACGCTCCCAGCGGTCAGGATGGGATCGTCGGTCAAGTTCTGTCCTCACACGACAGCACAGTGGCTACGAGCCCGGTCAGCCTAGTTCTGGAGGGGTCAGCGCCAGCGAATGGCGTTGACCTTCTTCTGCACTTCTACACCACCGGCAGGACGCAGATATCGCATTACGGACTCCAAATCCGCATGTCCAGATAAAAGCATAACCGTGCGAAGGTCCATTCCTTCACGCAAGAGTCGCGTGATGAACGATGCTCTGAACTTGTGGAGATACCAGCGTTCACATTCTGACCCTTCGCTTGCCACGCACGTACCGCACTCGCCACAATTGAGACCAGCCATCTTTGCGAGTCCCTTGAGACGCCGAAGTAGATGCCCGTCTGGTTGATCTTCTAGGCCGCCCCGAGTGCCGAATACGAGCCTACAATCTGGATGCTCTTTCCTGTACGCCTGTAGCTGCTTGACGACCGAAGTCGTCAGCGGCATTTCACGCTCTTCTGAATCTTTGATCTTGTGGTTGTAGCGAGGCTTCGATTTCACCTGAAGAGTCTTGTGCGCGTAGCTGAGGTCACCCCACTCCAAATGCATTGCTTCCCTCTCCCGAAGTCCAGTAGTCAGAAGCAGATCGAACAGCAGCTTGTCATAGTCAGTTGTCAGCGATGCGAAGAAGGTCTTGAGTTCCCCCGGCTCGTATATCTCAGGCAGAGTCTTCTCAAACTTGGGAGCGATCCTGCCAGCGATGGATTTGACCTGTTCTACCGTGAACCCGAGGGTGAGGATGAAGCTCCTGAGAGCCATGTGGCGATTGTGGATCGTCCGGTCAGACAATCCCCGCTTACGCATTTGCCCATGGAACTTTAGGATGTCATCGTGGATGAGTTCGTCAGCATACGTCTTATTGCAGCCGGATAGGAACTCCTCCAACGTTCTCTCGTAAATCTCGCTGGCTTCTTTAGAGCCGCGGTCGAACGCGGCCAGGGCAAACTTCTTGGCCTCATCCCGTAGAGCAATGCGCTTGGGATCGAGCACAACTGCCACACCGGCGTCACCGGCCAGCGCAACGGCGTTGGCCCGCTTCTGAGCCACCTTGAGCGCGGCCAGGGCCTCCGTGGCACCGCCAGTCAGCCTCGTCCATACCAGCTTCGAACCGGAGTATGACCGAAACTCGTAGTGACCGACCTCGTATACGCGCTCGGCACCGTCGGCGATGACGGTGTCCGGCTTGACTCTGCCATTGGCCGACATCGCAACCGGGAACCGCTTCCAAGAACCGTCATCCGTCTTGCACTTCCGTACCAGCGAAACCCGCTTGTTTGCCATCAGTTTTGCGTTATCCTCTAAAGATATGATACCATAGCAATACCACAGAGGAGAAATACGTGAAAACACTGGAACAAATGACGATTGATAGAGAATCCCTCACTCTCCGCCATTTTTTTGAGTCGACGACTTACAAGGTTTGTACACTTTCTGTTACAGATTGTGCAGGCGTAATCGGGATCAGTCGCGCTTGACGATCGTGCGACCCGATGTCATAG